TGGACTTAGTAATTTGTTCTTGCTTTTCTTGTTTAAATACTGCAATAGAATCGAGTGCTTTCTGGAGTTCAACAGATTTATCTTCTAGAGATTTCTGTAGATCAACCAAAACAGACTTCTCAACCATTTCAACAGTAGCTTCTGTAGTAACAGGTTTTGTCATGTGTTTTTCCTTTGACTTTTTGGTAATAACTGAGGTTGAAACCCCCTTGACCTCGCATGCGTTTGTTGAGGTATCTGACTCAGCAGCCTTAGCCACTTCTTCGGATTCTTTTTTAACTAATGCTTTTTCAATCAGTACTTGATCATTAAGCATTGCTAGATATTGTTTTTCATCTAACGTAGACAGAACATCTGCAATATTCTTGGATTCATTCAGAGATTTAAGAATAGTAAATGAATCTAGTTTTTCCTGAATATAATTCTCGTACCAGTCTTCAGGTTCTTCTGCCATATCATCTTCGGGTTTAACGTACCCCATAAATCGGGCGAGAACTTCACTATCTTCGTAGTATAAGGAGAAAAACTTACGTAGAAAATCAGGTAGTTCCATTGTGACTTGAACCTGTTGCATTTTCTCAATAGCTTCTTTACTAAACTTATTAGCCTTTAGAACCAGTGCATAATCTGCACCATTTGCTGGTCCACCAACTTCAGGAGAAACTAAAGCAATATGACTAGTCTCTGAACTAAAATCAATATTGGTTAGTTTCCTTTTTGTTTTTCTTACTGTTGTCATTTGATTCCTTTATTCTGTGTCATCTAGTTCTTCTACTTCAGCCATAGCTCCAATAGAAATACCGTTAACTTGACCTGATTTGACCATTTCCCAAAGATTATCATCCTTAACTTGGAGTGTCATTAACCAAGTACCTTTAGTTACAGCCTGAGAATTTAGTACCATATCAGCAGGAGCAATATACGATTCGATTACCTCGAAAGTATCTGTCATTGCCATGTGGAATAGATTTGCTCGTTGCAAAGAAGAATTAAAAGATTCTTTAGCTTTACGGACTTCTTCTGCTGATGTATAATCACCGTGAAGGTCAGTTGAATCTGGAAGCATAGCAACATAAGTTACTTGCTTCAATTCTTCGTTTAATGCTTTGGCGACTTGGACCTTAGTATTTGTTTTATTCATAATATCCTTTTAATATACGCCTTGTAGTAATTATACCATACAATTTACAGAAATACTAGTTAAATATTAATATAACGGTAATATTGTATGGTAATTATTTAAGTTACAGTAATAGGAGTTAGTATTGGAAATACTGCAACAGTAACAGAACCCGGTAAAGTACCAGTAGCTATACTTGTTTCATCATAATTTGGAGGGGCAAAGCTTCTGACTTTAACAGTACCACTAGGTACAGATGATAAAGTAATGACAATTTGATTACTAGTTACTGTTGCTGAACTTTGGGTTAGCAATGTAGTAAAATCATCATTACTGACTTCGTAACCTGTCAATGCTGAACCTGTTATACCTGATGTACCGTTTAGATCAATACTCAAAGTTATTACAGCACCCACTCTTGACGCTCCAGTCACCAGTGGTCCTCTACCATCATAGGCTATGGAACCAAAAGCTCTTCGTGCAATTGTCAATCCTGATAAATATGACCATTTAGTACTACCTACTGCAGTAAAATGCAATGAATCAGTCATCGGTATACCAACAGAGTGAGTGGCTGTCCAAACATCTGTACCGTTTTCTAAATCATTTAATAACTTACGAACAGTAGAAGATCGTAATGTTGTAGTTGAGTTATTTGTAACAGCAGTATCTTTACCTATAATACGATTGAATGTTTTTACATTAGTATTACCACCGATAGATTTAAAACCTGCAATCAATGAGGCATAATCAGTTACATAATTCGTATAACTACTAGATGATAAAGCCTCAGCTTCACCTTGACTCCATAAAACAATTTCAAAATAACCACCAATTTCATTTACAAAAGAAACAAAAGAGGTCCAGTTAGCTGTACCGGGTTTAAGTGTATCCAATGCATTAGATGCAAAACCAGCAGCAGCAACACCAACAGGAATACCTGTAGCATCACTCAGACTTTTGGCTAATCCAACCATGTTAGGTTGTAGTGCTAAAGCTTGTGGAGTAAGTTCATTCATCCATCGTCTAAAAGTTGATCCTACGTATAATGCAAAACCATTAAATCCAGATATTTTATCATTACCACCATATCCTGCACTACCACCATTTCCACTAAGATTAACAGCGTTAGATTGACCATACGCTACAACTAGAATACCAACTGAAAAATGATTAGGTGTAAATACCCTAGTTTGGTTATCTGCACCAGTCCATCCAATGTCTATATAATAAGGGCCACCAGTTGCAACAGTAATATCTCCTGAAAATGTTCCAGACCCAAATGTTGGATTATAAACTGCCCAATCTTTTACAACAGCACCAGTGCTTCTAGTTCTTAACCTGTATGCCCAAGAAACAGGAGTACCTGTATATGTACCTGTAAATGTAATTGTTCTATTATTCGTAGATGTATTACGTCCATAAAATTCCAGAGGATCATTTACATATAAATTTATATCTTCTACTTTCATAGAATTTGCTAGAATTAATGGATAGAAACAATGACGTAGACCAGCAGAACCAGTTCTAATAGCTGGAGAACCTACTGCAAATTTCTTATCAGGAAACAAAGCTGTTGCATCTGTATACAATTGATCAGGTACTCTTAGAAGCATAGTAGCTTCAGTTGCACCTACTCTACAGCGTACTCTATCTCCGATTATTTCAAAACTTGCAAAACCAGATGTTGGTAAACCAGTATATCTGAATATTTCCGTATCTGCACCAGAATTTGTTCTGTATATTCTAAACTGCATTACACCACCAGATATACTAAAAGCAGAAACGGAAAGATAATTTGTTGTATCTTGCCATGCTAACAGTACTCTCTGATCATACCACTGATAAGGTGTGGCACTGTTTGATAAAGAACCACCTTGTTGACTATAATCATATTCAAAAGTAATCTTTCGTGGTGTTGATGGTGCAGGTGTTAACTGAAAACCATAAGGTGCTTCACCGTTACTTCCTGTATTCATTCTAAACATACCATCTGCAGATTTTACCTTGTCAGCTTTGACAGTATCTCCTGCTCTTGTCCAACCAGATCGTCCAGTTAAACTAGTATTTGTACTATCTGCAGTATCAAAGAACAATGGTGATAATTCTGTTACTGATAAAGACGTTATACCACTGCTCTTTGATATATTTAAACCTAAGTTAATACCTAGTTTCATATAATAACCTTTAAATAAAAGCTACAATATTACTAGCAGTAGTACCGACAGCGTTTACACGTTTAATATAAAATGGACCTAGAGTGCTACCTGCATTGACATTGCTGAAAGTAACAACAGAATCATCAACGTTTACAACAGCTACATTTCCGGCAGTACCTACATATAATTGCCTTACTTCTTGTGAGAAGTTGTTACTTGCGTGAGGTGTTACCGCAAATACTAAAGGAGAAGGTGATTGATCTTGAGTTGACATATTATTTCCTTGTTTATAATTTAATTGAAGCCTGATAATTCAGGCTCCGTTTATCCAGCAGTAAGTGTTACTTTATTCCCAGTAACTATCAAACGATGCAACAAAAGTTATTGCACCAGTGGTGGTTACAGTTCCAATATTTCTAGCAATAATAGCAACAAACTCTCCGGGTCTAACCACGATTGGAGACTGTACAGATAACCTAGCTCCTGATCCAGTTGTACCAACAGCAGCAGTAGCTGGATAACTTTCAATTCCAAGTGCAGCAATTCTTGGTGCATGTGTTGTGTTGTTAGCAAACGATGCAGATTCAGCCGTAGCTAAACTAAGTGCAGTGTGTCCGAAAGCTACTGCAAATGCATAGATTACTGGACCACCCGCTAATACTACAGAAACAGCACCTTTAATTTCTACACCTGTTATAACTAAATTACGCCCTGCGATATTAACAGTAGGCGCAGGATTTTGGTAGCTAAACATGATACCATCACTATTTGCTGCCAGAGTAGGTAATACAGCACAAATACCACCTAGTCCAGTGAAAGCGGCTGTTGTGTTTGTTAATGCAACGGCTGTAGGTGCAGCATTATTACCCCACAATGCTGTTTTACCTTGAGTATGTCCGTTCTGACCAACATATCCAGATTTACCAGCTAATGCACGGGCAACTCGCCAGTCTTTATTTGTATTAATATCCATCTGACTTACAGTTACATCAGATACCCTCATAGTATTAGTATTAGATACTGTACCTGTACATAACTTTTGCATAAATACTGGTAGGGCACCTTGCATGAATGGTTGACCAACACCTTGAGGAATTGGTACAGAAGCAAGTAACTCGTCATCTTTCCAAACATCGATTGCATCGTTACCTAGAACCATACAGTAATGATATAGAGAACCTATTTCTATATCATCATGGAGTTCTAGTATTCCAGATGGTGTACTATTACCATTGTATCGTTGTTGGAGAATTAAACCTGCACTAGAGAATTGTAACCATACACCATCTGTAGGTTCAGTACCTGCTACAGTGGCATTACCCATACCACATAAAAACTGTTCATTAGCCACTAGCGAAGTACTGAATTTTCCAAGGTGAAATTCTACGGAAAGTGGGGAAGCACCATATAGTGCAACATACTGATACGAACGATATAATGCACCGTGAGTAATTGCAGTACCTTGTACAGTACCAAAATTTATAGTACCTGCTCCCGGTTGGGAAGCTGTCATTGTGGAGTTAGTGTAAAACCATTTGGTTGTATTTTGAGTCAATCCGTTAAAATTGTCATCAAAAATAATAGTATCCATACCTACACGTAATCGGTAGTCTGGAGAAGTTTCAGGAGATTTAAGATAAGCAGTACCTGTTTTTGTTCCAGCATCATTTTCACTAAATAACCTAAAAGCCCCCACATTTCCGGGGTTAGCCGCAACATCAGTTTCTGGTACAACTTTTAATTGTCTAGAAGCATTTACATCTGCTCCTGCACCACTTACTGCGCCTATAATATTTGATTCCAAAGCCATGAGTATTCCTTAATTAATCCAGTTATATTGAACAACCCATGTACCAACTAGTTTATGTACAGAGCGTGCGTAAATTGTGAAACCTGTAGCGTTAACAGGTGTGCTTGCTGTGAGTGAGCAAAATTGTAAGAACCATTTATGGTCCGAAGCTGTGTGATTACCGCTTGTAGAATCAGCGTTAACTCCAAGATTAACTTTAGCTGTACTTAGTATTTCTGTCTGTGAACCAACTACAACAGAAGCTTCGTTTGATCCTGAACCAAAATCAAGAGTTACTGTTCCAGAACCTGATGTTACACTGCCACCAGAAGGAGTTAAATCTTTAATACTGTTATCAGTGTGCTTAGTAAATAACTTACCATCAAAAGTATTAACCGCTAATTCACCTACTTCTAAATCTGCAGCAATAGGTACTGCACTGGCTGTACTTGAATGTTTAGTTATTACTTTTGGCATTTTAGTAAGTTCCGCAGTCGATTGTTCCTACAGCTAAAGTAACGAAAGCATTACCAGCATCTTTAGTCATTTGCATTGAAGTATTCATTCTAATAATACCGTCAGTACCATCAGTACCCCAAAGATAACCACCAGTACCACCAGATACTACAGCTACTAGTTCATCTGTACTTGCTGCTGGAATATTGAGAGAAGCTTTAAATGAATCTACAGTAATCTTCTTTTCTTTTTGCCCAGTACCACTTGAGTCATGAATAATAAGTAAATCAGATGCTCCGTCAACACTAGCTAATGTGGTCAGATCATCGATAGCTGGTACAATAGTAAGTTTATTAGTAGCATCTGTAGCTACATGTAATGTACCTCTATCGGTAGTAACGTGGGCTTCACCAGCCAACATCCCACTTGTTGGTAAATTAGCCTTTAAGCCGCGTTTTAATTGAATTCTCGCCATTTCATTTCCTCAATTGAAGGTTCCACCGTCTAGGTTATCTACTACTGTTGGAGAATTAATCCATTCTCCAGATTCATACTTAAGAATATCTCCGTCCACTGGATTGGAGATATTTACATCATTCATTTGAGATAGTGCTGTAATTGGACTATTTACCACAACTTCACTTGTAGTAGGAACTACGGTTACTGTTTTAGTATTAGGTCTTACTACTACAATCATAATCTGCTCACAGTCTGATGAATAGTAACCGTTCCATAGATTATCTTAACTTTTTCACCAGTAGGTTTAGTTTGGATTAGATCATAAAAGCCTTTGCTGATTACTAGTTTATCAGTTTCAACTGGTGGTAATTTGATATCAATCACTCCAAGTAAAGGAGTGACTTCCAACATACCGTTAGAACTAGTAGCAGATACTCTATAATCAGTAGAGAAAGTGTAATCCCTGATTTGCATCAGGAATGTACTACCTGTTAAATCTTCAGCAACACCTAGATCAGTCTTAATCTCTACGGTTTCATTAAAGGTTAAACCTTTATCTATAGTTATGTTATATTCCATATTTAACCTGTGTTTGTTTTAATCATATTAATTTAGCCTCAGTTATGTTAATTCTAATCAAGATATCTCCAAGTAAATCCTCGGTGCTTCTTTCTTTTATGTTGACAAACTTTTGAAATACATGAGTGATCACCTTGAACGTCTTCTGCAGCTTCAATTAAACTATCATATATAATGTTTGTTTCAACACAAAGAACCTTTTTCTTTTGTAAAAGTGCAGTTCTACGCCGTGCCTCCCATTGTAAAGGTGTTAAAGGTACTCCTAATTTAGAGAGTGACATATTTAAACGAGCTTCTGCAGTATGAACTCTACCTGTATTAGAAATCGAACATTTCAATCTTCGTTCAGGACTGTGGTATTGTTTCTTAGATATCTCAGAAATTTTACGTCTATGTTCATCTGTAAAAACATATCCAACAACCCCATCCCCACCTTCTGTTAAATTAGTGAGAGTACCTGTATTAAGGTCTTGTCTACCGTAAAGCAAAATGAGTTTCTTTTCTAAAATAAATGCTTCATTGTCAGTAAGAGAATTCGCAACTATTTCACAGTAAACTCCATGTTTTGTAGCTGTGTTCTTCCAGTGTTTACTTCTCGTAGAGATTACACTCCACCTGTGATTTCGACCTTTACCTACATAGAATACAGTACCATCCGTTATCTTTTTATGCACATAGATGTAGCATTCCTTAAGAGGTACTACAAAATTCTTTTCTATCTTTATCATTTCATTCCTTAGTTATGGAAAGTTACTTGTAGAAACAAAAGCAGGACAGGTAACTAATCTGTCTTTTCGGGTAAGTTAATTACTTCCTACCCTAGCTTTGTTTGTTCATTTAGACGTTTTCTAAGTTATTACTAGAAGTGTCTTCTCCCGAAACTGTAGTGCTTGTGCCGATTCCCGTGGGTGACTTCATCCCTTCACCTGATTTAGAAGTATTTCCCGTCAACAGTTCTTGTTGCGGTTCTAGATCAACAGGTAATGGATCAATTCCAACAGATTCACGTACAGCATTAAGTACTTCGCGGTCAAGTTCAAGTAAACCTGTACTAGAATATCTTTGATATGCTTTTGATACTGATTCAAGATCAACGTCCTGAATACCATCAAAGTCTAAAGTTCCTGCTCGGTCAACGCGCCAGCCATTGAGTGAATACGTTTGTTGAATTAACTCTTTGTTTAGTACTTCGGCAATAACTTTAATCATCGCTTCAGCAGCTAAACCAGTCATACTATTCTTAAGTGAACCTAATGCAAACGAACCCACTTGGGACTGACCGATTTGATTAATTTCTGAGAATAAAGATGTTACAATTAAGTTCTTGTAGTAATCCTTAATCTTATTCAGATCGAATGCTTTCTTACCATCCATTGAAAGTAATTCAAGTTTAAACAAAGGTTGTTTTGAAACTTCATCGTAAGCCAACGGAAGTAGAAACGCTGTCTGCTGATTCATCTGTAGATTACGTAGAGCATTCTCATAATAAGCCTTGATAGCTTTCTGAGAAGGACTAGCATCTTCACTTAAATACTGTGGAGGGATACTCAATACTGGAATACCAGATACATCCTTAGATACGGAGGTAGCTTCTAGGTCTTCTAAGGCTGTTAGGAAGCGCCAAGCAAGATAAGCATCCCTTAGTGGTGATTTACCGAAAGGATCACCCCTGTGCTTACCTGATCGAAACAACATAATCTTTGATCTAGGTAAAACAACTTCTTTACTTTCCCTACCACTGAATCGGTTGTATTGATCAGAGATACCAGAAAGATTTTGCTTAACACCAAGGATATCATTACCGTCTGGACTGAAGATGAACTTTTCAATAGTTTCTTGAGCACGAATAGGTAGTTTCTTCCAACCGATAACACCATCATTATATTTGCTACCATTTGAGGTATAACGCTTACGGTATACTTTCTCATGTACGGAGAAACCAAACATATTCATTGATAATACATCACGAATAAACTCAGGCCATGTACCTTCCATATCATGCATCATTTCTTCGACAATTTTACACTGCCGTTTTTCTTCTTCAGATGCATCTTTTGGAGGAACCATGTTCCATTTGGCTTTACCTACGATATTATCGAACAATGTAAGCGCAGAATTAATTGCACTATGTGCGCTCATCTTTTTATATGTGATGATACTCTGAGGAAAGTTCAGTTCAGAACGAAGATCAGACTCCGTTACTCCACCAAAAACACTCAAACCTAAGTTACCCATCTCTGAAAGTCGGAACCTATCTGGTTGATCCACCTGAGTTTGCATTGATTGTTTTTTTGTTGCCACTACAGGCTCCTTTTTTGTTATAATATACTTTAACCTAGAAATTGAATGAAGGTAAAGACTGAAAAGATTGCATTGGAACAGAACTTTGGTTGAAGTTTACGTTCATCATTGGTACGGAGGGTGTACTGTTGAAAGTACCTAGGGAGAAGTCGGGTATTTCGGTGCCCTGATTTAACACAAGTACAGCATCAGAAAGACAGTCACAAATATCGTCATGACCGTTGTTCTTTTCACCATTAAAATTCTCAAGTTCAGTAAACGCTTCATCTAACCATTCTGATTTAACAAAGTTAACTAACCCTGCTTCTGCGATAGCTGAAAACGGAAGAAATCTTGTTAATTTTGACTTGTTAGTTCTTACCAATTTGCAGACAAAACCCATTTCAGATAATTTAACTTTAATGGAATTTGAGTAGGCGATTCCTGCTTGTCCGGGGTCTGTCGGAATGATTACTATAGTTCCTTCAGGGTCACTCATTGCTGTTTGATAAATTAGTTTCTCAACTTCATGGGGCCGATCACGTAAACTTTGAATATCTTCGACAGTGTATACGTTACTTCTATCTTTACTAACAAGTACACCTCTAGTCCAATCTGGATCAGGCGAAGCAGTAGAAGGCTTAACAGCACTCATATCCCAGCATCTAACTCTTTTATGAGCTAGAACATTAGGGAACGGAACAATTTTAACCATTTCCCGTTTGAAATAACCTGATTCTTCTTCTCTAGCTGTCCAACTACCATCCAAGAAAATTCTTTTCTTAATTTCAGGTAAAGCCATCAAATTATAGATATAGTCAGGGTTAGCTAACATGAGTGGAACGTTGTCTGTCACATGCGCTCGTATGCTTCGAAAACTACGGACCTTATCCCCATGTAATTTTTCAGCTTCTTCTCTGGAATTGAACCAAACAGGTTTACTATCCTTTAGAATAAAGTATCGTTCTACATTAGATTTTTCTTTTAAAGGAATACCATGTTCGTCAAGATAAAAATCTTTCAACCAATCGTAAATACCGGGGCCAAACTTAGGATTGGTTGCCCAAAACATTTGCGGAGTATAATCAACTTTAGCATTTCGCATACGCCCCATTAATGGTAATACAAACGATTCGAAAGGATCAAACGTCACTGCTTCGTCGAAGAAAACTGCTGAATATTGACTTCCAAGATGGTTGTTTACATCTGATAAATGCTGTAAGTGAGCAAATTTAACAACAGATTTAGTACTTGGAATATATATCTCTAAATCTCTACTTCTAATTTTTGCATCTGGAAACATTTGCGAAAATATAACACTAGCTTCCTGCCACACTGAACCGGGTGATCTAATCTGTGTACTTGTCCTACGAAAACAAATAATAGTTGAATTTGGTTTAGCTGCAAATTTAACCATATTTAAAATCAATGCAAACGTCTTACCCGCACCTGCGCTGCCCGAGTAACAAGTAATTGTGCTGTTTGAAGATAAAAACTGCTCTTGTGGAATACTAGCAGGAGCTAAAATGATATCACTGTAATTGTTCTTATTTTTAGCCATTACTCTCCCTATTGAACACCTCAATAAACACAAGGAAGTGAGCGAGGGAACTCACTTATCGGATGCCTCCTATCCTTGGTTATACTTACATTATTCTTTTGATTCTTCTGCACCGATCATTCGGAGAGAAAACACTGGTGTATTGGGTTGAATCTCAGTCCCAGTTTCGTCCTCGTCTCCACCAGCGTAAACTTCATTAACCAATTCTTTATATGCATTTAATAAAATAACTGCAGCTTTTAATTGATTAGCGTGGGCTGCTTCCTTATTCTTCATAATAGTAGCAGCAGTCATTATACTCTCAGATAAGTGAGGGGAAATCTTTCTAAGTAAACTTAATAATGATTGATCCCTAATTTCTCTGCGACTTTTTTCTCTGTTTGGTTTGATTGAACCTTTTACGTTGATATTTTTGTCAATCTCACCGTTATTATCTTTTCGTGCTTTGAACACCATAATTATCTCCTTCGCATGTTTCTCGCGCAGAAACGCGAATAGACCCCGTAGGGTCTTATTAGTTATAAGTACTGGTTACGTATCGTCCAGTGATGATTAAGTGTGGCTGCATCATCCGTTGACCATTCTCAGTGCCACCATCGTTCTTATGAACAGAATAAGTGCCGGTTACATTATCCGGCGATGAATTATCGTATCAACTGTGTAAGAACACGCTATCAATTAGCCCGAGCTTTGGCAAACTCATCGTGCGGATTGACACACCGCTTTATCCTCGCATCTGCCACGAGTAACGCCTAGAACTTTCGTTCTTAACCATTTAACGTCTAATGGCCCTAAGGTGGATTCTTTGAATTAATAAGTAGGCGCTCACGGAGACTTTAATTAGGCTACTGTTTTTATCTAAAGGTCTTTAGTCCTTCTGCCTACACCATTTACCAGCTACATGTTCTGTGCTATTACGCACCGACTGACCACACGAATCTCGCTCGACTTAATTAAATTGTTTGTACAGAATACTGTACATTATACTATACATTTGATCGAAACGTACACTATAAGATACAGTTTTAATGTGTTCTGTTTCTTGGTCACATTACACCTCAGTAGGATTTAGATTAACCCACGGAGCTTCCGCTTATGCTTGGACAGGCTTTTCACCTGATGGATAACTTCCGTTATTGGCTTCCCATCCCTGAGAAATTTAATAAATTAAACATGAGCTTTCCACGCGCAGTCTACTCCTGTGTCATCTGGATTAGTTACCTCTTTATCAGGTTCAGATATGCAAGTAATGTTTAATTTAAATTGGCTGGCAAGGGTGGGATCGAACCACCGATAGAAACATTAACAGTGTTTTGCATTACCTCTTTGCTACTTGCCAATTTAACTGGCGGTCCTTAACAGTATCGAACTGTTGACATCTTTCTGGACAGGAAAGCGCTCTACCACTGAGCTAAAAGACCTAATTTATTTTCAATTTCGCACTTAAAGTAGCGTATCACCTAATTATAATGGCAAACCGAGTACGATTCGAACGTACAGCACACGGATTTGGAGTCACGCTGTTCTACCAATTGAACTATCGATCTGTATATGGATGCGGGAGAGGAAAACGATTCCTCAACTTATAGCTTATGAGACTTAAGGATACCCTGAATTCCCGCAATATAACTGGTGGACCTGTGGGGTAACGATCCCCAAGCAAAACATTGCAAATGTTCTTCGCGTCCCATACGCCAAGCCCTAAAAATACTTCGGGGTGAGCAACGGAAATCGAATCCGTATAACCAGAATCACAATCTGGGACTCTACCACTTGAGTTATACTCACACCGAAGTGCTCTTACCTAATCATAAAACACAGCTTGCGTTACACCCGTAGGATTCATCAGCATATCAACTTCCACCTGATCCTCTGCATCATACCTTGGTTCATCCAATGTATCTACGCAGTTCTCACAGGCTTTTCCTTCTGAATTCCAAGGACTTACTCTGAAGTATTCCCCACAATGTACGCATGTTGCCATATTAGTTAGGCTCCCTATTATAACCTGTTATTCAGGCTTTGTTATTGTTATTCTTAAAATTAGTTCCGGTTGCTTACCGGAGTTCCAGTGAGTGTATTAGACAAACGAAACAGCTTAGATTTACTCAGCGTTACTGTTGGTTGGTATCTTGCAGTCATAACTAGACTAAAGCTAAATTATTTTACGTAGAAAACAAACTTAGTAATTTAAGTATATCTAGAAGTATTATATCATAATATTTTCAGAAATGCTAGTTAAATCAAGCATTAAGTACATAATAATTGTTTAATCAAACATACAATATTTAGTCAAGACTTTGCTGTACTTAAGTTGTAACCTAAGCATCAGCTTCCTAGCTTCAGTAATATCGTGTACTACTTTCTGCTTTTCTTGACCCTTCTCTAGCCAGTGTACCACATATTTGAACTGATCCGTAGGATGTTGCAACATTTTAATCTCTTGAGTCAAGTTACGATGTGCTTCCTTTACTGCTAGAAACACACTACGAGAAACCACCATTAGATTCTTCAGTGAATTGTCTTCTACGTTCAAATCACGGTGTAATACACGCTTGTTATCACTTACGACTTCACCAAAAGCTAACATACAAGCTATTCTATCTAGTTTTAACTTATATGATTTCTTTTCAATAGGATCAAACACTACAACTAATCCATCATGATCTGCGATTAACTTTCGCTTGCTCTTTATAGTATAAATAGAACCAGAAAGAGGATCGTAGGTTAAAATCTGCTTTAATCTTTCTGGTTTCATCTTAGTTCCTTACTTAGTTTTAGCTGCAGGTTTACGTTTCGGTTTTTCCACTTGTTCTTTCGCAGCTTTTTCTTGTTCTTCCTCAAAAAGTTCCTCACGTTGTTGCAACCGTTCTACAATTTCGTCTGATTCCATGTAAATTTCTTTACCATTAATCATGTCTGTAATTTCGATTTCACTCAGGAAGTGTTTGTAGGTTTTACGCAACAGTTTACTAGCTGAACTAGTCGTGTGCTGTACGTGCGCGAGAACATCTGATCCTTTACCACCAGTACCATAGCTGATATTATGGCACAAGAAAGTAGCGTTATCACCAACGTATACTTCGTTACAATGCAGAGCAAACATTGACGCTGCACTACTAGCTGAACCTACAACCAGAGCTACAGTAGTAGCCTTAGTCATATTAATACCCTCTAGAAGCGACAGTAAACCTGACAGACTACCACCGGGACTATTGATCATAAAAGCTACGGTATCCTGCTCAGAAGCGTTCATAAGCATGTTGATTACACCACGGTAAAACGCAGGCTCACGGAATGAACCATCAATTGGTACTGTGTAATTAGCAATTTGTTGATAATTGACAAAGAAACCCAATTGTGAATCTTCTGAGTATTCTTCTTGGTCTAAATCTTCACTGGTTGATTTTCGTTTAAAGACTGGTTGTTTGTATTGGCTTAATTTCATGTTTAGCGTCCTTTCTTGTGTTGTTTATCTTGATCTGCTTGAGATACAATAGCTGTACCTTTAATATCTTGCAGCATTTCTTCTTCAAACGCAATAACAAACTCTTTAGTTAGTCCACTACGGCATATATCATCTCTAGTAAAATTAATAAAAGACGTTTCACTGATTTTGTATTTTTCTGTTAGCTTACGTAGATACGTGAGTCCATTCATACCATTACGAACATCGGTCTGCATACCTGTG